GTGAGGAACGTCAGCCCGTCGTGACCTAGTTGCGTCAACAGCCTCAAACAAATGGGGCCATCGATTTAACATGGTTCGTACGAGTTGATTGGAGACACGGTCAGATGCTTCACTCAAATCGAGTGTTGCAAGGTCCTCGGTCAAAGAACCCTTCATGGCCAGATGGCGGTTACGCCACTGGTCATCGAAGCCAACCATCCGACCCATGAGGTAATCCTCACGGATGGACTGAACCAGAAGATCTTTGACGCCCTGCTGCATATACTGCATGTAGGACGGCTCAATCGCAATGATTCTTGGTGCCTTCAACGTCTTAGGAACTGTAATGACCCGAACAGGTCGCTCAGCTCCAGGTTCGAGGAAATCAACACGATCAAGGAGGCTGTAATACCTCCAAGATGGAATCGCATATTCCACGAAAGGGAACGTGCGGTCCAGCCGTGACGACCACTCCCGGAAGTCAAACTTCCGGTTACCGGCTTTTCTGTCGGCTGTGGCGCCAGGCCCGTGCTTTGGTCTAAGGTAGGGCCATTCAGGATCAGAAACCCTGGGACCCTCCTGTTCTCTGTACAAGTCGTTATCGACTCGTTGGAGAACGTCAGACCAAAGGAGAGCAGACACACGCTCGAAGTCTTCGATTTCTCGTCGACTCCTGCGTGAATCCGCAATCTTGACTTCCTGCTCACACTCAACAAACCCTTCAATCGTTGCACGAACCCGCCTTTCGGTGGGCTCGACTTGAACCTTGCCAAACAACAGCGTTAGCTGCCGAATGGCTTGGATCGCTTCGATGTTGGGCTCAGTGAGTAGATGTCCACTTGCGCGGTCGAAGACGAGCTCGAGGAAACCTCCGAGAAATCGGGGGAGACCTGACTGCCAGGAAAATCCCTGGAACAGTTCGCGAGTTACCGCACCACGTGACAGACTTTTTTGGAAGTCGTCACAGAAGCGCGGTAGGGTGATCGTCCAAAACGATTCACCTTCATCCCTGACACGATGGGAGACAGTTTCACCGTCTCTCATGGTGCTGACGCTGCACATGTCGCCGAATTCATCAGCGACGACACGCCAGAGCATCATCAGGCTTTTCA